CATTAAATACTGTGTATCTCGCATAGTGCGCACTAGACCACGTGATCTTAAATCATAGTAGTTGAGGTGAGGTTCATAGTTCCAGTTAACCATTACAAAAGGACATGAATCAAAGCCCAATGGATTGTCTCCAAGAAACATAAGTTGATCATTTAATACCACAGCTACTTTCCATGTAGATACATCGACAGTAACAATTTCTAGATCTGGTATGGATTGTGTAACGATTTCAATGTCTTCTGATTTTTCCGCAAAGTCAAAAAATTGATTCTTACTTTTGCTATACAGACGCTTTTTTTTGCGTTTATCTTTGTACCACACATAAGAAAGAACCATTAGGTCGTTTCTGTTCATATTATAGTTTTCTGGCAGAAAATAAAAGCGACCGTAACGTTGAGGTGAACCGCTCATAGGTGCGATATTTTCGATTTTATCAGGGAATCTTTCTTCTGCCTCACGCTTGGAGATATACTCTTGAGTCCAGACAAATTCGCAGTCTGTAAGATAGTTTTGATCTCTACAGAAAGGATCTATGAGAAAACTGTTGTACTCCCACAATTTGACCTTAAGTTGACCTTGTGCTGGGTCATCACCGGTAAAGTCTAAATATGGCTGTAGCAGCGTCATACCTTGAATACAAGCCTGCTCGCATGCTTTACTAAAAACTTCGTGGATGCCTTCCTTATTGCATGTAAAGTTGATGACTTTGTTGTATTGATCTACTGTTTTAGCGTCTGCACTTTCGCTTGGAATATATTGAATGCTTTTGCGATTCTGTCTCTGTAGACCTGTGATTAAGTTCACTGGCTGTTGCAGTAGGTTAAAGTAGAAGTTTGTGTACTGACTTGTTGGAGCAAAGCCGAAGTACCTATTAATGAAAGTCTGAGCTCCTGCATAAAAAAGAGAATCGATGTTGGCTTGGTTCCAACGAGCTTGCTCGATAGGTTGGAACTTCGAATAAAGATTATCAAGCCATTGGCGGATGTTACCTTGATTAGGTTTTATTGCATTTTCCCAAGCTGGAGGGTAGAAGGTCATGGGTGTCTCCTGTAAAATGAAACACCATTATCTAAAATTTTTTTAATATATCAACAAGCTTTAGTTTTCCACTTTTACTTTAGATAAAACCGATCTTAAAATTTCATTAACTTCAGCAAAATCGTCTTCAGTTAACACTTGAAGTTGATATAACATATGTAGTTCATCAAACATGTTTAAAACGTTTTTGTGTATGATTGCATGCCTTAGTCTGGTGATCTCTTCTTTAAGATCATTTGTTTCACTGTGTATATGAATTGTTGTCATGATTTCCTCTTCATCTAAAGTTTGTAAACCCGTAACCGTTTGGATACATTTGTTGACGCATTTTTTCTTCTTGTTTGCGGTAGTGCTCTTCGGCATCAAAAGTTGTGAAGCGGTGGCTATGGACGGCATAGCGTAGAGCGTCACACGCATGGTCAGCCTTCTTAAGTGGCTCGTCATAGCCTCTAGCGCTAAGCTTTGGATCCCACACGTAGCCTTGGATTTCCCTGATGGTGTTTGTGCAGCTTTTGAGTATTGTTAGCTGCCCTTCTTTCATCAAATTGCTTACGGTCTGTATGCCTGATAAAACATCGTTTTTAGCGTGTATCACAGTAAACCCTTTACGTCTTAGCTCTACCTGAAAAGCTTCAGCGCTTGGGTCAAGATAGATGTATTTTATGGGGTACGGGTCAAGGAAGTCTTTGAGATCTTCCGCATATTCAAGATTGGTTTTCTGCCTGCCTTTCGTTTTTGAATCCCAGTAGTACTCTTTTTCCACCCATATTCTTTTAGCTGTCTGAGTAGCACGACCAGAGTTTACACCAATTATAAGGGCGCAGAAAGCGTTTACGGTCCCATAGTCGATGCCAACGATAAAGTACTCAGCTGCGGTAGGAGGACGCTCTACAGTATGGATATCTCTTTCAAAAAAGTCGTAGATTGCGCCCTCTGCAAGGCACCATAAGCCAAGATAATTCCGTTTATAAAAAACGCCAGAAAGCGAGTCGCGAATCCTAGCTTTGTAGTCTTCACTTACGAAGGGGTTGTCGTCCAAAGTAAAGTGCAAAGCGTAATAGTTTTTGTCTCCATTTTCTGCTTTGTCAATCCACTGTTTGAGCTTGTGATCTGGGTGCGATGGGTTCATTGATGCAAAACCAATCGAATAAGGATTGGAAAGACGAGTGTCTATCATGTCAATAATACTCTCAGGATAAAGTGCCATCTCGTCACAGTAAACGACAGACATGGTTTTTCCCTGTATAGCACTAATTGCACCTTCATCTTTCGCGCTTAAAAGACTAATCATTTTATCGTGAAAAGCTAGCTGCTTCTTACCAGGGAAGTACGTACAAAAAGGTTTAAAGCAAGCAAGCTGTGGGCTTTCAAGCAAAAGACGCACACAGTTTTGATAGATAGTCTCGATAGTATGGCCAATCATGAAGATTTGTGAGTCTGGGCACTCATAAGCAGCTTGCATGAAGCGGAAAAGGGTGCCAACGGTCTTTCCCGTACGGACTGAGCCATGAGCAAGATTCCACTTAGCCGTCGACTTTAAAATGAATTCTAGCTGCTTGTCGCTGAGGATTTGATCGCTTGACATGATGCCCTTTTTTTGGTTAAGTGTAGCATAAAAATTGTTAAAGGTAAAGGGTTTATGAGGAATAGAGCGAAGTGTGTTTTGTGTGGTGAGGTGATAGAAAGTTTTCATCTTTATGACAAAATAGAGTGCAAATGCGGTGAAATTTCTATCAGCGGAGGAACGCAAAAATTTTTTGCAAGCGCCAAAGATTTTTCCAATTTTCTTAGAGTGAGTGACGAAGGAAAAGAAATTCCCGTGCGCATGCAAGACGTTGAAGAAAAAGTCGAATCTACTCCTTTAAGTGCAGAAGAAAAGCTTGAGATGCTAGCGGGGTATATGCAAAGCATCGAGCGATTGCCTGAGCACCTTATGCATAGTAGTATCACGCATGCAGACCTTTACCAAGCACTAGCTATGATCTACAGTCTTTTTAGGGATATGCTTAAATGACTCTTCATAGATAGAATTGAATAAATTTAACAAAAAGCTTGTATTAAAATTGTTCAACTTTATATACTGGTGGCATAAACAAAAACTTGGAAAACATAATGATATTTGATAAATCAAAATTTCAAAGCAAGGTACTGCAAGAAATACACGACAGTGTAAAAAGTTCAATTGACGCTCATTTGCAATACCTAGATAAAATTTCTAATGACATACGCGTTTTAGAAAAGATTTTATCTGGATCGGGCATAACCTTTATTTTTGAGTATATTGTGGAAGAAGAGATCAAAGAAAGAGAGATCTCACAATTAAAATATTATCTAAGAAAATATTTAATTTGGAATCCAGATTGCAAAAGAATTCTTTATAAGATTGAGGAGCAAAATTTAACAAAACACTCAAATAGTATAGACATTTTTTTAAAACCTCTTATTGAATGCAAGTCCGATACCCGAATAAAAGTTTACCCAGAACTGCCGCAATTTTTTAAAGAAATTATTATAGAACTAAAAAAAGAACATGAAAAGGAAATATAATGAACAAAATACCAAAAATTTATGAAGACTTTGAGTTTGAAATACAAAAAATAATGATTAGGTTGGGTATGTCAAGAAGTGAGTACCTAAAATTTATATCTGTTAGCTTGATTTCAATTTTAAAAGATATTGATTATTCCTGTGATGAAGTTAAAGGATATCTAGACGTTTTATATAAAGTTTTTGAATTAGAACATGAAGCAGTACGTGAAAAGGAACTCTAATGAATGAAATGCCAAAAATTTATAAAGACTTTGAATCTGAATTGCAAAAAATAATTATAAAATTAGAGATGTCAAGACGTGAATACTTAAAATTCATCACAATAAGTATGATTTCTACTTTAGGTCATCTTGAATACACTGACGAAGATGTAAAAAATTATCTTAGAAAATGTTTATTAATTTTTCTAGCAAACCAAAAGTCAAAACAAAAAAAACATGAAGAATCATAATGAAAGATAATTTAGACATTTATCAAACATTTGCAATAGAAGTAGAAAAGCTTCTTAAGAAACACGAAATGAAACCATCGCAGTATATGTATTTTATAACGATCAGCATGATATCAATTTTTAAATCTACTGACTCTAGTATTGAAGAAGCTGAAAACTTTTTAAATGATATTTTATTATTATACAAAGAAGAAATGAAATCTAAACACGACTAATCGATAAAGGAATCACATGGAAAATGATGCATATTTTGAAATTGCTAATGAAAGAGCTGAAAAATACAAAAATAATTACCGAGAATTTATTCATATTTTCATTGATTATTTTGATGAACACAATACAAGCGCTCAAGAGAATATAATTCTATTATCTCATTTTTTTATACATGCAGCAGAAAATATAAAAATGCCAAGAGGTATTGCAAGTATTTTTTTTGAATCCACATTAGAGTCTTATGAAACGATTAGCTCATCAAAAACTCATACAGAAAAGTACAAAAATTTCTTATACAATATAGATTTACCATATGAACAGCATCCTAACTGTATGAATTTTTTTATTTCCAAAACAGTTCAATTTTTCACTAAACATAACGGAACTTTTTTTGACTTTTTATGTTTATTTTCCCCATTTTTTGCAAATGTTTGCTCTGAAGCAAATGTAAGCTACGCTGATTTTAAAGATATTTTGGCATCAATAAAAAATTTTATGAAAGACAGCAAAGTTTTTGATCAAATTTTAAAAAGTCAATTAACTTCTTGATTTGATTCACTATTTTCTTTGTCTTGTCGAATTTTAATTTGTTTAAACACATTTTCTAGCATGTTTAAACTTTCAGGAGGAGTTTCTTTTACTTCTCCTTCGATGTAACCTCTTTTCTTACCGATCGTTTTCAAAAAGAAAATAAGAGCTGTCACATTACCTTTTTCAACAAGTTTATCTAAATGATCTTCTGCCTTGTCAATTCTTTTTTCTCTTACATACTCCATAGCTTCTTGAAGATACAGACTTTCAGAAATTTTTTTATGTATCCAGGTGTATGTAATGCCAAGGTGATCTGCTGCAAAAGTCAAAAGTCCTTTATGTTCAAAAATAGCTTTAACAATTTCTTCATCGGTCGTTGTTTTTAGATGTCTAACGGTTGGCTTATGTAGGGAATGTAGAGCAAAGTTTTTAAACTTTTCTTCTGTTTCTTCCGAGAACTTTTTATGCAATCGATTTGGAACGTTAGCTTTTTTTGGGTAGGGAGTAACAATCTTTTTTGTTTTTGGCATAGCTATCTTTTGTCTATGTAAAAAACTTATTTATAAAAAATATTTAATGGTTTGTCAAGTGATGTTGTAAATCTATTTTTTACTGTAATAAAATAAACGAGATAAATATTCTTTGACTAAAGGTGTTTTTACCTCCTTAGCGCAGTGCTTTGGAGGTTTTTTTTTATTTTCTTTTTTTAGGGACTTTAGCTTCATGTAGAGCAATCGCTACAGCCTGCTTTGGTTCTTTTACAACCGGTCCTTTTTTCGATCCTGAGTGTAAAGTTTTATGTTTAAACTCTTCTAAAACTTTCCTAATTTTTGCTTTTTGTTTTGAAGTTTCTTTCATTTTTTTTCATCTCCAACTGATTGATAAGATATTTTTTTAATGATGCATGTGATGTAGGCCTGAGCTGCCCATTGCTTTTGAGAAGAGATTTTTTGTACTTGACGGTCGTTTGCGATGACGGTGCCTTGGAGACAATCTTCAAATAACTTTTGACAATTAGTGCAATCGGGGCGAGTAGAAACATGTAATACATTTTTTAAAAAGAGCGGTAATTTTTTTTTAGGTGTCGATTTTGGAGGCGCAAAATAAAAAGTAAGTTCAATTTCTACGGCATCATAAAGCAGATCCCCAGCGTATTGACTGAGGATCAAATGCTTTATTTTTTGCTTGTCTAGTGCTTTTTTATCATATGTGTATCCACTACATACTCGTGGTGGCGTCCACGGTATCGGAGGATAGTTTACTACGAGCTCTATCATCGCGTTCTCTTTTTTTCTTCAGAGAATGCGGATATTTGCCAGTTGTTTCAACATAAAATTTTTCTAAATCTTCGACATTAACGATTCCGCCCGTAGCTGCTTCTATACGTCTAATTTTTGTTGCCATAGGAAAAGTACGACCATGCGCCCAATTCCAGACGGAAGGTGGCGTTGAGTGAAGTATTCTAGCTAACGTGTGATAACTCATTTGAAAATTAATTCTATATTCTTCTAAATGCATGTTTACCTTCTTTTTGTATAACAAGATAAAGCATTCAGTCTTTTAAATCAATTCAATATGATGAAAAAGATATTTTATCTATGAGGATTTAACATATTTTACACTTTCTCTTGCCGTAAATTCTTTTAAAAGTTACTATAAAATCATAAACGCGAGGTTATTATGTACGATCCAGATTCAGCTTACTACGCTAAAGAACAAGAAAATGATGTTTATGAACATAATTTAGTAACTTCTAGATACAGCGATAAAGAAATTGCTGAAATTGGATTTGATACTTTGCTAGAAAAAATATATGAATCTATGTACTAAAAAGGAAATGAAAATGGAAATGATGTTATTCCCTAAAAACGACGAAATGCAAACTTTACAAGTCATGGCGAAAGCTGCGTGCAATAGCAAATTCTACAACAATCTCGGCGGAGAGGCTGGCATACTAAGCATTATGCTTTTGGCTAGAGAGCTAAACATCCCGCCGATGCAAGCCTTATCTGGTGGTATTTGGAATATCCAAGGCAAAGTCGAAATGTCTGCTCGTATGATGAACATGAAAATTCGTCAAGCTGGGCATGAGCTTAAAGTTACTATGTCTGATACAGCGTGTGAAGTATATGGTAAACGTAAAGACACTGGTGAAGAGTTTACAGGCGTATTTACTCTAAAAGATGCTGAAAGAGCAGGCTGTTTAAACAAAACAGTATGGAAACAGTATCCTCGTGAAATGCTGTTTGCTAGGGCTTTAAGTTTATGCGCTCGTATTCTTTTTCCTGATGTTATCGGTAATTGCTATGTAGAAGGTGAAATTGAGTTAAAGGAAGCAAAAAACAATAGCAACTTATTTGAAGCACAAAAAAACCCTGAAGTTATCGTAGAAGTTCAGCATGTAAATGATGACCAATATGATGAAATGCTTGAAATGTCTAAGGACAATGACAAGCTTTATCAGTGGGTTCTAGCTAATGAAAACAAACTGACTGTTGATCACTACAAAGCTTTTATCAAAAAATACGCACAAAAAAAAGAAGCTGAGGATACTTATGAAACTCTTGAAGCTTGAGCAAGGATCTAAAGAGTGGCTTAAGTGGAGAACGTCGGTGGTAACAGCCACCGATGCGCCTGTAATTGTTGATGCATCTCCATATAAAACGCCATATTTCTTATATATGCAAAAAAAAGGGCTGTATCCCATAGATGAGCCAAATGAGCGTATGCTTAGAGGATCGCTTTTAGAACCGCAAGCAAGACTTATGTACGAGCTAGAAAAAGGGGAGCTATACTTTCCTTCTGTTGTAGTTCATGATGAATTCCCGTGGCTTGCAGCAAGCTTAGATGGGCTATCTGAAGATATGACTAAAGCTTGTGAAATCAAATGCAACGGACGGAAATCTCATCAGATGGCGACTGTCGGTGAAATACCAGTGGTTTACTTATGGCAGCTGCAGCATCAAATGCTTGTTACAGGGCTTTCTAGCATAGATTACTTTAGCTATGATGGACATAGAGGATTGACAGTAAAGGTGGCGAGATGTGCAGATATGATTAATATCCTTCTAGAAAAAGCTAAGGCTTTCTATGAGTGTTTGCAAAATAACGTTCCCCCTGAAAAAAATAGCATCGATTTGCAAAGAGATTTAGCTGAAAGAGAATACGATGAGTACTTTAAAACCATTATGTAAACATTCAATCATGAGCATTTTTCAATCTATAATTGACTATTCTAAAAGCGAAGAGTTTGCTGATGTTTTTGTAGATTTTTTTATCCCTGTCATGATCTTCACAATACCTTTTTTAATCATAAGTGTAATTGTAGAAATGTTTGATTATTTTATGGATAGAAAGAAAAAATAAAAAAACCCACCGTTGCAGTGGGTCAAACAAAAAATAACATCGGATATCATGGAAAGACACCCAATGTAATTTTAAAAAAAATTTTACGCAAGGATCTTTTATGCAAGTTTTTGATGTTGACGTTGCTGTCATGTATGGAGTTGATGTAGCTGTAGTAAAAAAAATACTGCAAGACCTTAACTACACTATGAATAAAGAAATTCTTATGAAGGAAAAAACAAGTCTAGATATACACAAAATCGCCCCATATTGGAGTACGACTAAAATCAAATCATTGCTTAAAAAAATCGAAGGAATAAAGTTCTAAAAAAGACAGGGGAAGAGCTCATCCTTCCCCTAAAAAAATCAACATAATACGAGGTCTCATGTCGGATTATTGATCCTAGAAAAACTTGGGGTAAAACTAGAATCAGTTGATGGCTTTTACTTTAGAAAAAATTAACATTTTTTGCCATTAAAACTTTTCATTCTTGAGGTGTAAATGTACGATGACCTACACATACCTACTGACCTTTTAAATCATCCTTTCCTATCTGATACCGCTAAAATCTTTTACGCTCGCCTTTGCCTTTTATGTAAGTATGCCTTTGTAAAGCTAGATGACGATACGTTAGCTAAGCTGCATAAATGCTCTACTAAAAGCGTTCTTAAATACTTGAGAAGCTTGGAGACTGCAAAGCTCATTAAAATATCTAAAGATCAAAATGAAAGGATAATTGAAATCTTATGAAACACCAATTTGACACTGAAAACGCAAAACGATATGGCTTAAAAGAAGCAATCTTGATCGAATTTTTTAAACATCACATATCTAAAAATCACCCTGATATCAAAGAGCATAAAGGCAGAAAGTATTTTAAGGTCAGCGGACCGAGTTTGTATAACTGTTTTTACTTTCTATCCCGTAGAACCGTCGAAAGAACTTTAGTAAATTTAATCTTAAAAGAAGTTCTCGTAAGAGAAAACCTAAACAACAATTCATTCGAAAAACAGCTGTGGTATGCTTTTAAAAACGAATGCAAGTTTCTGGATTAGAAATATTTGTGTTGTTAAAAAAGACAGAGGGAAGCTAGAGTGTAACTTCCCTCAAAGAAGGGAAAGAATGTTAGGATTCGCACTCCATAACATTCCCAATCAGACAACTAAAAAGACTAGTCGTTGATCTTTCCGAAGGCTTAATTCTACAAGCTTTCTGATTTATCTCCAAGACAAAGTTCGTTGCCTGATTGATTAAATTTAATATTAATAAGGTGGCTTATGACAAAAAAATTTTCTTTAAATGATTATCCCGACAATGAGTATCCAAATTTTCATTGTTTAAATGTTGATTTAGCTTGCATATATGGCGTTGAAGAAGCTTTGATCTTGCAAATGATTCTTCATTTTATGTCGAAAAATTTATTAAAAGATGAATATCTTACAAGTCTAATAGATATAGCTGGCAACTTTCCCTATCTTTCTGCAAAACGCATTAAAGAAATTATAGATTCTTTAAAAAATCAAAATGTTTTAACATATACTTATGATAATATTGATTTTTATATGAAAGTTAATTTAATAGAAAGAAGATTGATACATTATATGTTAGAAAATTAGATTTAAGAAAAAAGGCGCAGTTTGAGCTACGCCTTTACTATGGATAGTTACTAGCTATCCAAAAACTTTAATATAGGTGACAACCATTATATGTAATTGATATTTGTTTTCTATATTAAAGAATTATTATACACAAATAAAAACTTTAATATAGGTCATTTATGACACTAGATGCATCAAATAGCTATATAGAAAGAGCTCCACACGATAGAAACAACCATTTCACATTACTTTCAAACAGTCTTATTAGAGATCGAACAATTTCTCCCGCTTGCTTTGCTGTTCTATCTTATCTTTTAAGTCACGATCCAAGTTTCAAAATTAAAACAAGTCATTTACTTGAAAATTTTCAAGGGTACATAGGTAGAGACCAAATGTACAAAATATTAAATGAAGCAATTGCTGCTGGTTATATGATACGTGAAGAAGTTTTTATAAATAATTTAAAGAAATATGTGTACAAAGTAGCAGAATTCAAAAAATTTTTCCGATATCCTGATCCTCGGTATACTGAAAACCAGGACACTCTTAAAGAAATAACAAATACAATAAATAACAAAACATCATCATCTAAATCTTCTTCTTCTTTTTCTGAAAAAGCCGATGATGCGAAGAAAGCAGTCGTCAAAGCTCCTGCTCAAAGAACGCTACCTCCTGAACCGGTAGCTAAACCGGTCGCTAGCGCTTCCCTTCCTTCGCAGCCTGCTAGCTGCTCAAAGAGCTCGGTCGCTGATGCTCCCTTGGCTGATGAGCTTTCTTTTTCAAAAAAGTTTAGAGAGAGATACCCAGAAGACGTTTTTAACGAAAAAGCGTTTAAACAGGCCTACGATCAAATGAAAGTCTTGAAAGGTATAAAGTTCCCCCTGCTCTACATTAAGCCGATTTATGACGACGCTAAACACAAATTAGAGGCATCTGAAAAGCTAGCTCCACTTGTTGCTTATCATCGCAAGCTTGCTGAGACAGCTCTTGATCGAAATATGGGCATGGGATCTGGTGGGTGTTATTTTATTGAAGGCGACTCTTACGTTCATCAAAGCGGTACAGGGCCGGTATATCACAAATTTGGAGACGCCACAAACCCTTTATGGAATACGTTAAAAACTATTTTAAAATTGTAAAGCTTTCGCATATGTTTTAGTCTAGGCCAAAGGATTGCTTATGGATGAAATTAAACGTGTTTACCGGTTTTTGTGTTTTACGACCATTTTTTTGATGTTTCTTATAGTGATGGCTGCCTTGATATAGCTTATGTGATTATAATCAAAATTTAGGCCATTAGAACGCGAATTAGACATACTTTAAAAATAATATTGGATTGACTTTGGAGTTATATGAAAAAACTTATATTTTTAGCCTTTACCTGCTTCTTGCCAAGCTGCACAGTCAGCTTCACGACAACTTTGACATCAGCCAAGCAAGCATCGGACATCGTTGATGAGCAGCAGACAGCCTCGCCAGACATGAAAGCTAGCATACCGTTTAAGTAGCCTGGTCAAAAAACTAACCAGATTTAGTAGATTTTTGGTTAAATATTGCACATGATGAAAAGACATAAAAAAACCCAGCCATAAGACCGGGTTTCTCTCAACTTTTTTTGCTAATCTTATCGAAAGATCTGCTTTACGTTAAAATGTAACGGATTAAAACGCTAGCATAAATCATTATGTTTAAAACTACAGTGATGGTTATCCACGTTGTGATTAGCTCTCTAAACTTGCTCATAGTCGGTTTTTAGTTTTTTTATCAGAATTAAAAGAGAAATCAAAACAGCAACGGTTATTCCTGTACACATTAATGGCATTTCCACTTCTTTAAAGCTAATGCTTTGCGTGTAGGCTCTCCCTTTTCATCTTTCATAGGACCTTTAACACCAGACATGCGAGCACAGAATGAAGCCTTTCTAGCCGCTCTTTTGCCAGTAGGCTTATCTTCAGTCACAGGTGCTTTTAGATGCGATCCTGTCTCACGGTTATACTTAGCTCTGCCTTTAGCTGATAATCCACCAGAAGGACTTTTATCCTCTTTGTGCATCACTACTGACTTTTTTTTGCTCATATCTTCTGCCTGCTGTAATGTTTTGGCATAGCTTCATTTCTTTGACGCTGAAAGTCCATATTTCACCGCTTTCTTGAAATACAATGAAATATAGATCGCTTTCTAAACCGTAGTCTAAAAGAAAAGCTGCCATACCCTTACCTTTCGGTGTGTGTACGGCTATCATTGGATTTAACTGTAATATCATAAACAAACCCCACTCAACGGTAAAACCGCCTCATCGGGAGCAGGGTTTTTTCTTTTTCTTTTCTTTTAATAAAGACTTCTCTTCTTTCATATGCTTTTTAAGCTTTTCTGCTGACATATGAGCGTATTCTTTCATGTGCTCTTTTGATAGTTTTTTTGCCATAATTACCCTAAAAATTTACCTGAAAATTCTGTTCTTAAATAAGGACTACTGCTCCCTACAACATCTATAGTTTGTGTTCCGCCCGATACTTGTATATCTAATGCAATTTGATCATTTTGATTAGCTTTTATTAAAACTGCACCTGCAAGCATTAATTCTCCTATAGAGGAAGCTGCTCCCGGCCCTATTAAAAACAAACTGTAGTGAATATTTTGCGTAACATTAAAAATTGTACAAAGAGCATATCCAAACCCACCAGCAGTTAAAAAGTTTTGAATACTAACTGTTCCACAAAAATTATACATACCTGTTGCAGGAGCTGTGTAAACACCGGTTGTTGTATTATAATTGCTATTATTGTTTGCATAAGTTTGATCACAAATTACAGGGTAATATACGTTATTTCCTGTTGCATTTGTTTGTGTGGTAGATAAGTAAGCAGAAAAACTTGAGTTAACACTAGGTGCATTAGAATTAATCGTTATACTGCCAGCTACATTGGTTAAGCTTATTCCCGTTCCTGCATTCAAAGTACAATCTGCATAACCTGTACCGCTTGATTGTAATATGTGTCCTGCTGCTCCAACTGTTGATGGCATTGTGTAGGATGAAGCTAAAATATCAGTGCCATTTGACTGCAATATAGTTCCGT